AAAGGTGCCGCGGCGCCGAACGGATCCGCGACCGGGACCGGAAGAAGGCGGCGTACTGGTCGGCCAAGAACCGACCCACCACAACCGAGGAGACCCGATGAACCTGGACTTGGACGCGATTGCGGCCCGCGCAGACGCCGCCACCCCCGGACCGTGGGCGACCGACGTGCCCGCCCTTGTCGGCGAGGTCCGACGGCTCCGCGACCAGCTCGCCAAACCATGCGGGTCCTGCCATCCCTGCATGAACTGGGCCGACGAGACGTGGCGACGCGTCGGCCGGAAGCCACCAACCGTCGACGCCTACGACGACTTACAGGCCGAGGTGCGCAAGCTCCGCACCAAGGCCAACGCCACCCCCTGACCGGTCGGGCGGCCCCGGGAGGGGCGGGGCCGGCCCAACCACCCCCGCACAGAACAGCACCACCCGTACATAGAAAGGCACGACGTGGCCCGGATCCGCTCCATCAAGCCCGAATTCTTTACGTCGCTGACCGTGGCGAGCCTGCCCGTCGAAACACGGCTGACGTTCATTGGCTTGTGGACCCACGTGGACGACGAGGGCCGCTGTGTCGACGACGCCCGGCTCATCAAGGCCGCGGTCTGGCCGCTGGACGACCGGCTCTCCACCGACGTCGAACACGACCTAAAACGACTCAGTGAGTCCTCACTGATCCTTCGTTACAAGGTGGGCGAGCGCTCATACCTTGCCGTCCGAGGATGGGGTGAGCACCAACGGATCAACCGTCCGACAAAGAGCAAGCTCCCCCCACCGCCGGAAGCCCCCGAACCTCCACCGACCAGTGAAACGACACCCCTTCCCCCTGCGGAAACCCCTGGTCGGAGCACTCCCGAACCGTCGCACAGCGAGCCCTCACCGCAACCTCACACACAACTCACTGAGGACTCACCGGCGGAAAGGAACAGGGAACAGGGAACAGGGAACAGGGAAGTTCCGCCTTCGGCGGAGCGCTCAACCGCGCTCGCGATCGTCCCAGCCGAACCCGACACCGCACAGGCCCTCATCGGCGAATGGATCGACCACTGCCGTCGACGCCCACCCGGACAGGTCATCGGCCAAATCGGCAAACAGCTCAAGCAAATGCTCGCCGAAAGCATCGCCCCCGCCGACATCCGCCGCGGCCTCGCCGCCTGGCACTCCAAGGGACTCCATCCCTCGGCGCTACCCAGCGTCGTCAACGAACTGATGAACGCCGCTCCGACACAGGCCCGACCATCCACTACCGACCAGCGGGTTAACGCCGCCCTCGAACTCGCCGCCCGCTACGCCGCCGAGGAGGCGTCATGACCAAGGCCGAAACGGCGCTCATCCTCGCCGCCGCCGCAGCCCGCGACCTACGCACCGTCGGAGACACCGACGTCCTCGCCTGGCACGAAGACCTCCATGACATCACCTACCCGGAAGCCCGCGAAGCCCTCCGACGCCACTACCGCGACAGCACCGACCGAATCATGCCGGCGCACATCCGCCACCACACCCGCACCATTCGCGACGAACGGCGCCGCCAGGTCGCCCACCAGGTCCGGGCCCTGCCATCGCGATACGAGAACGACGCCACCCGCGACGCACGGGCCGCCCGCGGCGCCGAGTTGTGCCGACAGGCCATCGCCGCCGCGCCCACACCGGCCGACAACGAGCCACCCCCGCCGCTGACGCCATCCGACGAAATCCGCCAACGGGCCCTCGACCGGGCCCACGCCGAACGGAAGACCGGCCGGGTGCCGGGGATGCCGTCCGTCGGCGACGTCCTAAACCAAATCGTCTGCCGCAAGTCCACCTGAGGAGACGCCATGACCCACGCCCGACTGCCCGTCCACGGCGACCACCACGTCGCCACCATCACCGTCGAGCGCGACGCCGCCCTCGACCGGCTCGCCGAGGTGTGGGCAGCACTCAACCGGGCCCGGACCACCGGCCCCGCCGGAGCCGCCCAGCGAATTGACCAGCTCGCCGTAGAGCGGGACCAGGCCCGCGCCGCCCTCGCCGACGCCCAGGAGCTGATCGCCACCCTCGACGACGCTGTCGAACGGATCGACCGGGCACGGACGCGGTACGCCACCCGCCCCGGTTCCCCGACCGGCGGCGCGCAGGGTGCCGTGCCGCCCGCTGAGAGCCACGCACAGGCCCGCGTAGGCCCCGAGCGGGACTACGCCTCCCCAATCGGCATGCAGGCGTTCCTCGACCACTCCACAGCGGAGTGGCGGGCCGCGCGCACCTCCGACGAACGCGTGGAGGTCATCCGTGACCTCCTGGAGGGCTGGTACGACCGCTGGGACGCCTACTACGCCACCGCCGTCACCGACGAGTACGCCGGCATCGCCCGCCACCTCGTCGCCCTCATCAACATGGCCGCCGCAGCGTGCCCCCTGGAGGCCGCGCCATGAGTAGCGCATGGCGCGGCGGCAGCACCAGCGCCTGGAGACGACTACGCGCCCAGGTGCTCGCCCGCGACCGCTACCGATGCAGAGCCCACACCGACGGATGGTGCGACCGCGTGCCCGGCCAGCACGCCTGCACGGGGCTGGCCCTGCCCGGCGGGCCGGACGCCGGGCACGCACACCACACCCACGGCCGCGCCGTCACCGGGGACGACCCGCAGCACATCGTGGCCGCGTGCCGGGCCTGCAACCTGCACATCGGGTCACCGGGGCAGCACGCGGACCCGCCGAATCGGGCGGTGAGTCGATGGTGAGCGCCGTTTTTCCGAGGTGGGGGGCCGGCGACACCCGCCGCCATGTTCTTTTTTTGCGCGCGACTACTGAGGGATGGTGATCATTTTGTCTGGTAGTGGTGGCTCAATCTCTGAGGCGTTGGCGGACTCGCTGACGGATGCCGAGTTGCTGCCCCGTGACGGTGCGGCCGTGCGGTTGGCGCAGCGGTACGCGTCCGAGCTGGACGACGGCGACGGCGACACCGTGGATCGGTTGGGGCCGAAGTTGCTGGCGGTGTTGACGGCGTTGGGGATGAGCCCGGCCGGTCGTGGGGTGAAGGGTGGCAGTGGCGGTGATGGTGTCCGGAGTCGGCTCGATGAGTTGCGGGAGCGTCGGGAGCGACGGGGTGCTGGGTAGCACGGTCGCGCGGGTGTTCACGCCGCCGCTGGCCGTGGGCGCGGCGGGTGAGTGTGGGTGTGGGTGTGCGCTGACCGCGGCATCGTCGTACGGGTTTGATGTGGCTTGGTTCGCCGAGCATGTGCTGGGTTGGCCGCTGGACGCGTGGCAGCGGTGGGCGGCGATTCATGGTGGGGAGTTGCTGGCCGATGGGCGGCCGAGGTTCCGCAAACTATTGATCATCGTGGCGCGGCAGCAGGGCAAAACGTACCTGTGTCAGGTGTTGACGCTGTTCTGGCTGTTCGTGGAGCGATGGCCGATGGTGTTGGGCACTTCAACGAACCTGGGGTACGCCAAGGAGTCCTGGCAGACGACGGTGGAGGTCGCGGAGACCGTGCCGGACCTGGCGGCGGAGCTACCAGCGAATGCGATACGCAAGGCGGCCGGTGAGGAGTGCCTGACGACGGTGCACGGATCCCGGTACAAGATCGCAGCGAGTAACCGTAAGGGGGGCCGGTCGCTGTCGATCGACCGGTTGGTGCTCGACGAGCTGCGCGAGCACGCGGATTGGTCGGCGTGGGGCGCGGCGTATAACGCGATGTCGGCCCGTCCGCACGGCCAGGTGGTGGCGATCACGAACCAGGGCGATACGTCCAGCGTGGTGCTGGACTCGCTGCGTAGGGAGGCCGTGGCGTTCATCGCCTCCGGTGAGGGTGATGAACGGCTGGGGCTGCTGGAGTGGTCGGCGCCGGAGGGGTCCGATCCGGAGGACCCGGCCGCACTCGCTCAGGCGAACCCGAATCTGGGGCGCCGTACCGAGCTGGGTGATCTGCTGGCGGATGCCCGTCGGGCGACACGAAACGGTGGTGAGGAGCTGGCGACGTTCCTGACCGAGATCCTGTGCGTGCGGGTCAACAAGCTGGATGCGGCGATCGACCCGCGGCACTGGGCAGCGTGCCTGGACCCGGCGCCGGTGGACGTGGCGCAGCGGCAGCGCCTGGCGGCGTGTGTGGACCTGTCCCCGGACGGTAACCACGCAACCCTCGCGGTGGCGGTGGTGCTTGAGGATCAGCGGGTACGCGTGGAGACGGTGCACGAGTGGTCGGGCCCGGACGCGGCCTCGCAGTTGGAGCGGGAACTCGTGGGATGGGCGCAGCGGGTCCGGCCGGCGGTGTTGGGTTGGTTTCCGGCGGGGCCGGCGGCGGCCGTGGCGGCGAAGCTCGCGGACCGGCGCCAGCACGGCGTGCGGGGGTGGCCGCCGCGCGGTGTGGCCGTGGCGGAGATCCGCGGTGAGACGACCGCGGTGTGCATGGGCCTGGCCAAGGAGATCGCGGCCGGCAGCCTGGCGCATTCGGGGCAGGCGATGTTGGACGCGCAGATCGGGGCGGCGGAGCGGTTGGCGCGCGGTGATGCGTGGGTGTTCGGTCGGGCCGGGGATCAGCCGGTTGACGCGGTGTGGGCGGTGGCGGGGGCGGTGCATCTGGCGCGCACGGCACCGACGCCGCGATCGATGACTCTTCCGTCACCACCGCCCCCGGCGAGCTGAAATCAGGAAGATTTCCGGCTAACAAGCCTTAATGCAGGAAGATTTGCGGTCTGTGGCATACTTCGATGCGTGGGATGGCGATCGTGGATCACGCGGAAGCCGGCCACCGTGCCCACAACCGAGCCCGCGCGGCAGTTCACGGGCTGGGAGGCGTTTCCGTGGTGGCAGGAACAGGCCGACGGGCTCGGCGGGCGGGTCACCCGCGACTATGCGCTGAGCGTGCCGTCGGTGCTGCGGGCACGAAACATCATCGTCGGCACCATCGCGTCTCTGCCGCTGCGGGCCGTTGATGGCACGTACGCCACGATCCGGTCGCCCCTGCTGGAGCAGGTCGACCCGGACGTGGCGAATCCGGTCACGATCGCGTCGCTGGTGGAAGATTTACTGTTCGACGCGATCGGTTGGCTACAGGTGCTCGGCCGTGACTTTCACGGCTTCCCGGTGTGGGCGCGGCGGGTCGACCCGACGGTGGTGTCAGCACAGCCTCCGCCGGGCACCCTGCTCGCGGACCTGCCATCGGACTATGTGCCGGGCTCCACGCTGTGGGTGGCCGGCGACCCGGTGCCAGCGCGGGACATGCTCCGCTTCGATTCTCCGAACCCGCCGCTGCTGACTTCGGCAGCGCGGGCGATTCGGCGGGCCGGCAAGTATGAGCAGGCCGCGGAGATGTACGCGGACTCTCCGGCGATGCGGGGATGGTTCACGCCAAAGGACGGCGCTGACCCCGACCGGGACTCGATCGACGCGGCCCTGACGGACTGGCAGGTTCGCCGCCGCCAGCGCGCCGACGGATACGTGCCGGCGGCGCTGGAGTGGCACCAGGCGAACCTGCCGAACCCCGCCGACCTCCAGCTAACCCAGTTGATCGACAAGGCGACCGTCGGCGTGGCGAACGCGCTCGGGGTGGACGCTGAGGACCTACAGGTGTCGACGACCTCGCGCACTTATAGCAACGCGGTGGACCGCCGCCAGGACAAGATCAACGAAACGTATGGGCCGCTGGTGGCGGCGATGGCCGCTCGCCTATCGATGGGGGACATCACCCGCCGGGGTCAGCAGGTCCTCTTCGACTGGGATCGCTACCTGGAGCCGAACCCCACCGACCGGGCGAACATCGCCGCGACCTACATCACCGCGAAGGTGATCACCCCGGACGAGGTACGCCACGACGACCTGAAGATGCCCGCGCTGACCGCCGAGCAGCGGGCCGAGCTGAACCCCGCGCCCACGCCCTCGCCGCAGCCCGTGACCGAGTCCGACGAACAGATGGCCACCGTCACATCGATCACCGCCCGCGCGGCCCGCGCCGTGGCGGCGTTCGCCGCCGACCCCGGTTTAGTCTTCGCCCCTTCGGCGGTGGCCGGCGCGTTCCAGGTCGACCTAGAACGGCGCACCATCACCGGGCTGGTCGCGCCGTGGGGCGAGATCGGCCGGTCCGGGGGTAAACGGTGGCGGTTCGCCCCCGGCGCCCTGCGCTTCGACCAGGAGCACGCCCACCGGATCAAGCTGTTGATCGACCACGACAACGCCCGTTCGGTGGGCCGGCTGGAGCGCACCTGGTCAGACCAGGTCGGCCAGTGGGCGACCTTCCGCGTCGCCCGCGGCCCCGCCGGTGATGAGGCGCTGGGTATGGCCGCGGACGGCGCCCGCGATGGCCTGTCCGTGGGGATCGGCTTCGCCGGCGATGAGGCCGGCTGCTCCTACACCGACGACCCGCTGTATCCGGGCGTCGTCTACGTCACGGCCGCGCCGTGGCGGGAAACCTCACTCGTTGCGTTGCCCGCGTTCGCGGGCGCGCGGACCACCGCCGTCCGGATGACGGCCACCACACCACCGTTGGGAGTACCGATGCAGTGCAGCTACTGCGGTCAGGTGCACGCGCCCGGTATCGCGTGCCCGTCCGTGCCCACCATCCACCACCAGCCCACCGGGCAGCAGAACCCGCCGCAGGCCATGTTCGGCGCCCCGCCGAACGGGTTCACTACGCCGCCCGGCCACCAGCCGCCACCGCAGGGCCACGGCCGACCCGAGCAGGGGCAGGGCCAGGGGCAGCACAGCGCCCAGGCCGCCGGAGCGCCGACGTACACCCCGGAGCAGGCCGCGGCCATGTTCGCCGCCCTCCAGACCGTGACGCCCGGACAGGCCACGCCGCCGCGGCCCGAGGGCGGCGACGGTCGACCCGAGCAGGGGCAGACCCGCACCGGTCAGGCACAGATGGCCGCCACGTACACCCCGGAGCAGCTATCGGCGATGTTCGCGGCGATGCAGGCCGCGCACCCGCAGCCCCAGCCGGAGCAGCCCGCGGCCGTGAACCCGCTCGCACGCCCGCTTCCCGGCTCCCCCGCAGCGGCCCAGCCCGGGCAGCGCCTGGAGCACGTTAACGAGCCGCCGCTGTACCGGTTCGACGGCAACAAGGGGCAGCGGTCGTTCATCTCCGACATCGCCAACCAGTTCGGCGGTGACAAGGAGCTGCGCGACAAGGCGTCGAAGTTCATCGCCGACCAGATGCGCATGGCGTTCGCGAACATCACCACCACCGACACGGCATCGCTGAACCCGAACATCCAGCGGCCCGACCTGTACGTCGGCCGGCTCGCGTTCACCCGCCCCATCGGCAGCGCCGTCACCGGCGGCGTGGTCACCGAGATCACCAAGTCGACGCTGCCGAAGTTTTCCGCCTCGGCTGGCCTTGCCGGCGAGCACGCCGAGGGCACCGAGCCGACCGAGGGCACCTTCGCCACCACGTCGCAGGAGGTGTCTCCGAAGGCGATCTCGGGCCTGCTGAAGGTCAACCGTGAGGTTGTCGATCAGGGCGGCACCCCGCAGACCGATCAGGTCATGTGGGATGCCATGACCCAGTTCTACGCCGAACTGCTCGAAACCCGCCTGGTCGACGCCCTTCAGGCGCTGGCCCTGTCCGACACACCCATTGTGGGCGTTGACGAAGCGCTTCAGGCCGCCATCATCGGCCAATTCGCCGGGTTGCAGTTCGTGCGTGGCGGCGACCGGTACACCGGGTTCGCGCTGAATCAGGACCTGTACGGGGCGATCGCCGCCGCCGTCGACGCCGACGGCAGGCCGCTGTTCCCCCTGGAGGCACCGCAGAACGTGGCCGGGCAGACCGCCTCCGACCTGTCCTCGGTACGGGTGTCCGGCAAGCGTGGCGTACCGGCGTGGGCGCTCGCGACCGCCAACGGCGGACCCGCGAGGTCCTACCTGTTCGTGCCCAGCTCGGTCTACCAGTGGTTTAGCCCGCCGCAGCGCATCGACCTGGACCGGGTTGCAGTGTCCTACGTGGGCATCGGCATTTGGGGCTACAGCGCCGAGTTTGTCTCCCGAAACTCAGACGTGCTCCAGCTCGCCTACTCGGCAGCCTGATGAGCGACGGACAGCGAGTGTCGGCCGCGCAGGTAGCGGCCGACCTCCAGCAGACACGTACCGAGGTCGCCGACCTGCGCGACCAGGTGGCCGAACTCTCGGCCGCGCTTGCCCGCCAGCTTGAGCGACACCGACGCCGCCAAGCCACCAGGTAGACGAGGAGGTGACCCCGTGACGATCCGCGCCGTGTCCCCGCTGTCAACGCTGCTGCCGGTGGGCGGGCAGTGGCTGGTCGAGGTGTGCGTGACCGACCTCGACGGCGCGGCCGTCGATACGGCGCCGGTCGTTACGGTCACCCTGCCCGACGACACCACCGCCACACCGGTACCGGAGACCGTGGCGGTCGGCCGGTACCGGGCCTCCTACACCCCGACCATGCCGGGCCGGCACGTGGCCCGCGCCGCCACCGGTGACGACGTGGCCGACCTCGCCGCGTACGCCACCACGACCACCACCGCGGCGGGAATGCCCACCACCGACGACGTGGCCGACTACCTCCGCGAGGGCGCCGCATCCTGGGCAACCGCCGACCTGCAAGACGCCCTCGACGCCGAGCTGACCGCCCAACGAGCCGTGTGCCGCGTCCGCGCCGTCTACCCCGACGACCTGCGGCAGGCACTCCTACGGCGAGTCCAGCGCAACCTGGCGCTACGGCAGCTCCCCCTCGCCGTGCACCAGGGCGACGCCGAGGCGGGGGCGATGCTGCTACCCGGCCGCGACCCCGAGGTCCGCCGCCTGGAGGCACCTCACCGACGGCTGGTGATGGGCTGATGAGTCTCGCCACCGAGAGAGCCGCTATCGCCGCGGCACTGTCCACCGTCACCGGCGTCAACGGCTACCCCCACCGGCCCACCACCCCCCGACCTGGGGATGCCTGGCCGACCCTGCCCACCCTCGATCGGCAGGCTGACCTCATCTGGCGACGCACCTGGACCGTGATCGTGCTCCTGCCGCAGGACGAGCGCGGCGCGTCGAACTGGCTGGACCAGCACTTCGACGCGATCGCGGCCGCGTTGCAGGCCGGTCCGATCTACCCGGAGTCGGCCGAGCCGGCATTGATCAACACCGGAGCTGGGGATATGTACGCACTCGAAATCACCGGCAGGAGCTGACATGGCCGAAGTGCACAGCAAACACACCTACGTATCGCTAGCGGGGAATGACCTGTCGCAGTTCGTCAACGATTCGGACTGGACAAGATCCTCCGACGTTCGGAAGTTGACCACCTACGGCAGCGACAACGAGGTCTATGCCGGCGGATTGGGCGACGGCTCCAGCGACCTATCCGGTCGGTACGACAACACCGCCTCGACGGGGCCGCGGGCGGTGATTGAGCCGCTGATCGGCGCCACCGCTGAACTGGTGTATCGGCCCGAGGGAACCGGTCCGGGTCTGCCGGAGCGAACTGTTCAGGTCATCGTCGGCGAGTACAAAGAGACGCATCCGGTCGCCGAATACGTGATGTGGACGGTCAAACTTCAACATTCAGGCGACGTCACCCACTCCACGCAGGCGTAAGGAGACACCGGTGGACAAGGAACTATTGTTCGCGTCGCGCCTTGACGAGGCCGAGGTGCCGATTCCTGGCGTGGGCACCGTGCGGGTACGGGGGCTGTCCCGGGTTGAAGTCCTGGCGGCACGCAAGGCAACCGACGGTGAGCAGATGGACGGGCCGCGGGCTCTGGTCCTGGAGCGGAAAATGCTAGCCGTGGCGATGGTCGACCCGGAATTGACCGAGGCCGAGGTGGGTCGGTGGCAGCAAGCGGCGGCGGCCGGCGAGCTGGAGCCGGTCGTACGGAAGGTGCAGGAACTTTCCGGGCTCCTTGATAGCGCCCCGAAGGAAGCGATGTCCAACTTTCGAGGCGGATCCAAGAACTGAGTTTGAGTTCTTCCTAGCCGCGAAGCTAGGCAGAACGGTCGCCGAGCTGCGCGAGCGGATGAGCAACCACGAATTTGTGCAGTGGCAGGTTTACTACGCCCGTAAAGCGCAGCGGGAAGAGCTGGAACGGCTGAAAGCGGAAGGGAGTATGCGGTGATTGAGCCGATTAAGATCGACGGGCTCGCGCGGTTCACCCGCAACCTTCGCCGCCTGGACGCCGAGCTGCCGAAAACGCTGCGGGCGGCCATGAACGACGCTGCCACCGTGGTCGTGGACTGGGCGCGTCCTCGGGTGCCGCGCCGGTCCGGGCGGGCAGCTCGGTCACTGCGTACCGCCTCAACCGGTAAGGCGGTACGGGTACGCGCAGGCGGCAAGCGGGTGCCGTATTGGCCGTGGCTGGACTTCGGCGGACGGGTCGGTCGTAGCCGGTCGATTCGTCGCCCATTCCGCCGGGAGGGACGGTACCTGTGGGCCGGATACAGCAGCAATCGTGATGAGGTCCGCCGCATTACTGAGCGGGCGCTACTGGACGCCGCGAAGTCGGCTGGGGTGGAGGTCGACTGATGGCCGGCAACACCGTCACGATGACTTTCGCCGGGGATTCGGCGAACCTGGAATCCGCATTTGATCGGGTTGGTTCCGCTGCGCGGTCAATGGACCGTGATGTCCGCGCGTCGGCGGACGGGTTCGACCGCGTCGGCCAAGCCGCCGACGATGTAGACACCCGGGCGATGGGTTTCCGCGACACTCTGACGGGTGTTCAGGACGGTATGGAGGGGGTCAAGGTAGCCCAGGACGGCATCGGGTTCGAGGCCCTACTGTTGATGGGTTTCGCCATCGGCGATCTGGCGTCCGGCCTCTACAATTTCCTGATTCCGTCGCTCAAGGCAGGCGTGACCTGGCTGAAGGCAACGAAGGTTGGAACCCTAGCCGCCGCTGCCGCACAAAAAGTTGCGGCGTTCGGATCGAAAGTCTGGGCAGGCGCTCAGTGGCTACTCAACGCGGCGTTAACGGCCAACCCTATTGGGCTGGTGGTTGTCGCGATCGGTGCCCTGGTCGCTGCCGTGGTGTTGATCGCCACGAAAACGACGTGGTTCCAGGGCCTGTGGCGGGCGGTGTGGGGCAAAATCGGTGACCCGGTGCAGGCCGGTTGGGCGGCGGTGAAACGGGTCACCGGCAGCGCGCTCGACTGGATCACCGGCCTGCCTCGGAAAATCGGCAACGCGTTCGCCCGTATCGGTGACCTGGTTTCTGCCCCGTTCCGGGCCGGGTTCAATGCTGTTTCGCGCGCCTGGAACAACACGGTGGGTCGGTTGTCGTGGACGGTGCCCTGGTGGGTGCCCGGTCTGAGAGGCAAATCAGTTTCAGCGCCGCGGCTGCCGACGTTTCACACCGGTGGCACCGTGCCGGGTAGTCCCGGACAGCAGGTGCCGATTATGGCCCTTGCGGGTGAGCGGGTGCTGCCGCCGGGCCGGTCCGGCGGGGGCGCGGTAACGATCACCCTCAACTCCGCCGGGGCCCGGCTGGATGACCTGCTGGTGGAGATACTGCGGCGGGCGATCACGGTCCGCGGCGGCAACGTCCAAACGGTGCTGGGCCGATGAGCGCGCCATTCGTGTACACAGTGGAAGTGTGGTGCGGCCCGCTGGGCTGGGTGGACATCACACCTGACGTGCGGGCGGAGCCCGGCCTGACGGTTCGGCGGGGTGTCCGCCGGCCGGGCCACCACGCGGACCACACCACGCTAAATCTGCGGGTCGACAACGACTCCGGTCGGTACTCGCGACACGATCCGGCCTCGGACCTGCACCCGCATCTGGGGCGCAACACGCCGATCAGGGTGTCCGCCGGCCGGTCGCCCGGCCCGCTGGTGGGCCGATTTACCGGTGAGGTGTCGTCGTGGTCGCGCGGCTGGTCCGAGGACGGGCGGAGCCGATGGGTGGACCTGGAGTGCGCGGGCCTACTGCGCCGCTGGGGCCAGGGCACAGCCGCCCGGTGGTCCGCGGTGCGCCACGCCATCGAGGCCACCAACCCAGTCGCCTATTGGCCGCTGGAGGATGGAGAGCTGGCGGAGTCGGCCGGCGCGGCGGTATCCACGGCACCGCCAATGACCGTGACCGGCCAGGTCGAGTTTCGGCCACTGGAGAGCCGACGAGTTAGGTCCATCAATGGTTATTACACGCTGCCGTGGGCCGTCGCGGCCTTAGCTGACCTGGCCGCCGGTGGATCGCTGTCGGCGCCCGTACCCGCCCAGGCAACCGCGGCTACGGGCGCCGCTAAAGCACATACCTTGCATGTGATATGGCAACCACTGTTGGCAAACTCGTTGCCGGATGTGGATTACGTGCTGTTGGAGTGGACGACCCAGGGTGGCACGCTGGCCCGCTGGCAGATGCGCATTACGAAGATCCCGACCCGCACACAATGGGTTGCCATCGATGCCAATGGCGTGGAGTGGGTGGTAGCCGAGATGTTCGGGGCTTCGGGCAGTCTCCAGGAGCTGTCAATTTGCCTCAGCGAGGTAAACGGCATCGTGTATTTAGCGGTGTATGACAAGTGGCCAGACCCGGAATACACCGGGTCGGTTTTCGGGACGCTGGGAGGTGTGACCTCGGTATCCGTAAATCCGAGCGGGGCCATATCTGATTCGATATTTCCGGTAGGCCACGTCGCGGTGTGGGCGTCCGGGCCTCCACCGGTGCTGCCGGCATGGTCGGTGCGTGACCCGTACGGCGTCTCTGTGGGGGCGCACCTTACCGGGCACTATCGTGAGGACGCCGCGGACAGGATCGTCCGCGCTGCCGCCGCGGCCGGCGTCACCGTGGACGTGTCGGACGCGCATCCGACGCGGATGGGTGTGCAACAGGTCGGCACCGCCGCCGAGGTGATCGCCGCCGCGATTGAGGTCGACGGCGGGATGCTGTTGGAGTCGCGGGACTCCGCGGATCTGCTGTATCGGCGCCGGGCCAGCCTCTACAACCAGACGCCGCTGACGCTGGACTACAGTGCCGGGCTGCTGGTCCCGCCCGTGGCGCCGGTTGATGATGACGAGCTGGCCCGGAACGACATCACAATCCGCCGTACCGATGGAGGGTCTGCCCGGGCCATCCAGGCAACCGGGCCGCTAGCTGCCCTGCCACCGCCGGACGGGGTGGGCGTCTACCAGGATGAGCGCGCCCTGCTGTTGATGTCAGACGGCCAGCTCGCTGACCACGCCGCGTGGACGCTGCACCTCGGCACCGTGGACGAGCCGCGCGTCTCGGGGGTCACCGTCCAGCTCGCCGCACCGGGATGGCAGGCCGACCCGGCCCTACTCGATGCAGCGCTGGCCGTCGATGCCGGCGATGTCCTCGATGTCGTTGGCCTGCCTGACTGGCTGGCCGCCGATCTGCCCCGGCTACGCCTGTTGATCACCGGATACACGGAGACGATCATCGAACGGGAGTGGCGGATCACGTGGGCGGGTGAGCCTGCCACGCCGTGGGACGTGGCCACTGTTGACGGCCGGCAACGGGTCGCGGCGGACGGCTCCACCATCGCGGCCGTGAACGCCGACGCGCTGGCGCTCACGTTGACCTCGACCGCCGCGAACGGCGCCTGGACGACGGACGCGGCGGATTTCCCGATGGACCTACGCATCGGCGGGGAGCGCGTGACCGCGACTGGGATCACCGGCACCGGACTCACCCAATCCGTGGCCCTGTCCGAACGCGGCGTCAACGGGGTGAGTAGGGCGTGGCCGGACGGCACGGAGGTGCAGGTATGGGACCCGGCGGTGGTGCCCCTATGAGGAGGACAGGATGACGCACTGGCGATCCGGGATGTGGCTCACCCCGGCCCGGCTGGGCGAGCGGGAGAGCGGACAGATGTCGGTGTCATTCACCGACCTGACAATTCACACAGAATCCGTGACGTTCGACGCGCCATTCGCGGCCCCACCGCACGTGTCAACGCAGATCGTCTCCGGATCGGGCGCCGCCGCCCGCTGGGAGTCGCGCCCAATCAACATCACCGCCAGCGGGTTCACCCTGTTCCTCTACCGCGGGGACGGCTCCGTTTCACCCAGCACATGGGACGACGTGCCCGTGCAGTGGATCGCCGTTCTGTGACCACCCATCCGACGCAGGAGGCACCTATGCCCACCAATCCCCATCCGGTCCCGGACGAGAGCCCGGAGCAGCACATCGGGGCGCAGATCCCCGACCCGTGGTCGGACCCCGCCGAGACCGGCTGGCCAGCAATGGAGGTGAACACCAATGGCATGGACCGTGGTACCGAACCTGAATGAGGCCCGCGATCAACTCAACAATCGGTTCCCGGAGCGGGACACGAGGTCGGACGGTGCGATCGGCGACACCGCCCACCAGGGCTCCCCGTCGAGCCATAACCCAGACCGGACCGGCCGGCCCGAACACCGCGACGGCGACCAGGTCGACGAGGTGCGGGCCCGGGACTTCGACGCCGACCTGCACGACCCGCACGGGGTCACGATGGAGCAGGTCGTGCAGCTGTGGGTGACACTCGCCCGATCGGGCGCCCTGTGGTGGGTGCGGTACATCATCTACCAGGGCCGGATCTGGCACCGCCGCCACCAATTCGCCACCCACGCGTACACCGGGTCGAACCGGCACACGACCCACTGCCACGTGAACTCGGACTTCACCCAGGCCGCCGACACGGTGCGGGGTACGGACTGGCGGCTCGACCAGCTCGGCGAGCCGGCCCCGGCACCGGGGCCCCGGCCGGCACCCGGCCCGGCGGTGGCGTTCCCCCTGCCAGGCGGCTACTACTTCGGCCCCCGTAATGGTGGGCACCGGTCGGTGTCCGGCTACTACCGCCGGAAATTCGGGGCCCGGACGGACCGGCAGTGGCTGACCGTGTGGACAACCCAACTGGTCCGCCGGGGCTGGCCCGCCGGCAAGGGCCGCCGCTACCTGCGCCAGGCCGGCAACGACGGGCTCTACGGGCCGGAGTACCGGGAACTGATCAAAGCGTTCCAGGCAGACCAGGGCCTCAGTAGAGATGGGCTGCTGGGCCGCAAGACGTGGGACGCCGCCTACCGCAACCCGATCCGGTAGGGCCGAAACATGGAGGCGCTGCTCTATGTGGCGGCGGCGATCGTCGCCATCGGCGCCGCCGCCCAAGTACTGCACAAGGTCGGCCGGGGCGGCCGCCGGGTAAGCCGGCTCGTTGACGACATGCTCGGCGAACCACCCCGGCCCGGTCTCCCCGACGGCCGACCTGGACTGATGGCCCGAGTCGGCCGCATCGAGGGCCGCCTGGACGCCCTGGAGGAGCTGCGCCCCAACGGCGGCCAGTCACTCAAGGACCAGGTGGCCAGGATCGCTCAGGCCACCGGCGCCGACGAGGCCGGGCGGTAGCCCGTGCTACAGCGGCCCCCTGCTGAGCCGCTGGCGAACCTCGGCCGCGTGCTCCCGCGCCACAGCCATGTCGGCACCAGCCGCCTGCAGCAGCTCCACGACCGGCCCGTTGATGCCGTGCGGGTCGACCAGCGCCACCCCGGCCTGGACACCCAGCAGCACGGGATCCTCGGTGACCGCCCGTACCGCGGCGATCGCCACCTCGCGGGGAGCGTCCCGCATGCCGTCGGTGCCGTACCGGCGGGCCACGCCGGACAGCTCCGCCAGGATCAGCCGCTGCGGCTGCGGCAATGACGGCACGTTCACCATCCCCCGACCCTAACCAGGAGGAACCCCGATGACTCACGACTACCTAATCAGCCTGATCCGTACCGCCATCCCCGCCGCCGTCGGCGCCGCCCTCGCGTGGCTCGCATCCGAGGCGGGGATCGTCCTCGACGGCGACTCGTCCACCGCCCTCACGGCCGGCATGGTCGCGCTGGCGATGGCCGGCTACTACGCGCTCGTGCGGCTCGCCGAGGCGCGCTGGCCGTGGCTGGGTGTCCTGCTGGGCACACCGGCCACGCCCCGGTACGAGGTGCCTCCACTACCGCGGGGGTGATAGACGACAGACGCCCCGCCTGGCCTCACGGCCGGGCGGGTCGTTTGCGTTGTAGGCGTCTCCCAGCGAGTGTTTCGATTCCTGATAGCGCGGTCACTGGTACCCGATCCGCAGGCCCGGCACCTCCTGGGCGATGCGGGCGACCACGGCCCGATGCCACGACGCGGGGAACTCGACCTCAGGATGCGCTGCGCGGTACTCCGCATCCGAGCGATACACCAACACGGCCGGGTCCGGCCGGTCCAACAGCTTCTCGACGAGAGCGCCCACAAACGAGGCAGTGCGCTGCTCCAGATCCTCCA